AGGCAGGAGGTTGGGGAGAAGTGATTCGTCGATCTCGGGGAACTTGAGGGGCTTGGGGGCGTAAATTACGTTTGCCCCCAACATGGCGCGCCGTGCCTCCGTCATCTGCAGGAAGAGCGCGCGCGCGTCGCCATCGCCCAACTTCGCCCGCTTGGCTTCCCACAAGTCGGGGTGCATGGGGTTGAAGGCCGACAGCATCAGGAGGCGGAAGAATCGCCTCACGCGAGCGCCAGCAACGGGCGCCGGCTCTTCGGTGATCGGGATGCAGCCATTGCGGAGGCAGTGGGCAGCCGTTTGGCATTCGTCGCAGAGGTTCATTCCTGCCCTTTCTTGAGGTCGCGAGCCTTTGCCCGGTAGATGGTCTTAATTTGCCGCAGGACATCCCGGTCCCACTTCACGGGCGTGCTGTCCGATTCAAGGGCTTCGACGGCTGACAAGCCGATGCGCGGGATAAGACCGATGCGGTAGTCCACGGCGTTCCCGGACTTCCACTGGTTGCAATGAACGCATTGCGCATGGCAGTTCCGCTCGTCAAAACGCAGGTGTGCCGCACTCCCCACGCTACGATAGTGCCCAGCGTCACGCCCCGAATGGAGGCACGAGAGGTCTGGCGGTGGCGCTCCGCAGGAGATGCAAGGCTGTCCGGCGTCTCTGGCCCGGATGTAGGCGTTGAAGGCATGCTGTGCTTGCTTTTTGAGTTGGGGGATGGTCTCGATGGCCTGCTTCCGGGCCTTGGTCTGCTCCTTCTCGGCCTTCTTGTCGGCATCCACCTTGCGGCGGGCACAGATCGGCGAGCACACCTTCTGCATCGGGCGGGACGGGGTGAACCGGGTTTCGCAGTGGGCACAGGTCTTCGGCTTTAGGGTTGTGGCGATCATTTGCGACGATTCCTCCACGCATCGGCCCAGGTGTACCGCTCGGGCCACCAGTCGCGCAGCGCCAGGAAGAAAGCAATAACGCGGCGATTCATGCATGCTCCCTGTAGTGCAGATCCACATCCCGCGCGGCCGCGGTGGCGTGCAGGAATTCGAGCCAGTCGCTGAACTGCCGCTTGCCGAACTCGCTGGTGCGGCTTCCGAGCATCACCATGCCGCCATCCATGCCCATGGCGACCCGGACCGTCTCGCGCCGGAATGCCGCGGTCAGAACATCCTTCCACTCCTCGGCCGTCATCCAAACCATGGCGCCGTTCACCGGCCACTGGAGTTGGTCGGCGAAGGCTTGCAGGATCGGCCACTGGGCGGCGTTCTGGTCTAGGTTGCGGGTAGCCTCCCCGACCGTGGCCGCGTAGCCGTCAGGGGCGGTGTCGATGGCTTCCTTGGCGCGGCGGCGCACTTCGGGACCGATCAGCTTGAAAACGCGCTTGTCCCTCATGCCGGCCACCTTTCCCGCAGCCACACCAGCATCTTCAGCGGGTCAACCGCGTAGTTTTTGACGCCGGCCGCATTGACGCTCAGGAACTCACCACGCGGGAAGCCAGCCGGGCGCTTCTGCCCTGCCGCGATGCTCAGCGTCATGGTGCGCTGCCGCGCAAGGTGCGCCGCGATGCACGCGGACTCGATTTGCTCGGCCGTCGTCAGGCTGGTGTTTTTGATCGTCGTCATGCCGCCCTCGCCTTCGTGATCCGATCGCTCTCGGTCTTGACCTTCTCATGCCAGACCCGCCACTCGGTGCCGAAGGCGGCTTGCATGCCCTGCTGGTAGGCCGGCATCAGGACGCCCTCTTGCTTCGACTGCCAGAAAGGCAGGCCGTGGGCGAAGGCGCGGACGGTGCAGGTCTTGCACCCAGCGTCGTACAGCGGATAGTCAGCGCGGCCGGTCGCCTTGGCGCAGTGCTCGCACGTCATTCCACCTCCCCCTGCAGCACAGGCTTAGGAGTGGCGAACCCTGCTGCTCGCATGGCGTCGGAAAGGCGCTGGCGCTCAGCCTGGACGTTGCGGGCGTTGGAGAATTCCTCCGCGAACATCTGCTCGAGCTCGCGGTTGGTGGTGCGGTGGTTGCTCATGCGGCCACCGATGCAACGTTGCCCCAGGCCATCGAGAGCGGATCGCGGGATGCCTTGGCCTGCGCGACAACCTTCGCCGCCGACTTCGGCGCGTCGCTGTTCCGGGCTTCCTTGCGCCTGGCGGTGTGCTCTGCCTTGCGCTGCTGCGGGGTCTTGGGCGTGAACTTCGCGCGCTCCAGGCCGCGGGCGTTGAGCTGGTACGTCACCGGCGAGGCTTCAGCCATCCCGTGATAGGCGAGGCTCAGGATGGCGGACGCGACCTTCTTCGGAGGCATGCCGGTTTCTGCTGCCAATTCCTTCGTGCTTCTAGCCTTGCCGTCAGCCATGATCCGCAGAACTCTCATCGTCATCGTCATGCTTTCGCTTCCTCTGCATAGCGCCAGCGATACCCGCCAGCCGTGATACGGCGCCCACTTGCAGCGCGGACGATGTTCGGGTCAGGAGCGCCAACCGAGCGGGCTGCGTCGCTGATCGACGGGAACTGGCGGACGAATTCACCTTCCCGCGTCAGTTGGTCAATCGGACGCTTGATGCCGCGGCCTCCCGGGTCGGTGCGCGCCTTGGGGCTGGGCTTGAACGTCTCGGCGAACTGGTCGCCAGACAAGCCACGGGTGAACCCGGTGAACATGCTCCGCGGCGAGCCATCGGCCCAGAACGCCGGGTTGTTTTGGTCGACCAGGCTCATGCTGTTGCCGTCTGCCGCTGCATCCTCTTGCCGAGGTTGACCACCATCGCAGCGGCTGCTTTGGTGTTCGCCCAGTTGCGCAGGCCCTTGCCGTAGGCGCCGGCCTTGCGCTGCTTGACGGTCAGGTCGCGGTGCAGGCCGTCGCCTTGGACGTGGTATCGGCCCGGGCCGCTCTTGGTGCTGGTCGGGTGCTTGGCGTGTTCGTTCGGCTTGTGGGTCATTGCTTCTCCTGAGTTGATTTGTGGTTGCAGCCCTGGCAGCGCTTGTCCGCCTGGCCGAGTTCGGTATGCGTGTAGTTGCAGGTCGGGGACATCCGAAACGGCATCGGGACCATGCGAGGGGTGCAGGTGTAGCCGTCCATGTACCAACCGTCTTGAACGGGCACAGAGGGCGCGTAGGGGGCGCGGTTGAAGCAACCGTTAGGCATCAGTGCCCCGAAACGCCGTGCGCGGCGCAAATGCGGTCGATGAACTGGCGGGCCTCGCCCTTCGACCGGGTTTCATCGTCGAACTCGGTGCGGCAGGCTTTCCCAGTCAGGCGGTAGACGGTCCAACTTTGGGACTCGAGCACGCGGTCTCGAGCGGCGTCCTTGGCCTTGTCCTGGTGGAACGCGGCGCCGTCGCACTCGATGGCGACCTTGGCCTTCGGGTTGGCGAAGTCCACGAACATGAGGCCGACCGGGTATTGCGGATAGAACACGGCGCCGGCCTGGCGGATGTCAGCCCAAAGCCATTCCTCGATCGGGGTAAGCCAGATCAGGCCATTCCATGCGTAGGGGTCGATGGCCCATTCGTTTGCTCGAGCGGCCAAGATGGCCGGCCGGGCGCCGTGGTAGTGCCTGCGGATGTCAGCCCAACGCGGGGTCATGCCATCCCCCTGCTGCCGGCGTGCGCCGTCTTTTCCTTTCGCGGCGGCTCGCCGGCCCAGCCGCTGAACTTCGTCTGCTCGCCGATGTAGGAGAGGTTCAGGTAGCCGCAACGGCCCTGCCGGTTTTTGGCGACGCTCAGCTTCGCGTAGTGGTTCCACTCGGCGCCGAGCTCGGGGTTCGCCATGATCGGCCGCTTGATGAAGACGATGACATCGGCGTCCTGCTCGATGGCGCCGGAATCCCGAAGGTCAGACATCATCGGCATCTGGTCCGGGCGCTCCTCGCTCTTGCGGTTCAACTGCGCCAGGCACAGCACGCAAATGCCGAGCTCCTTGGCGAGCGTCTTCAGGCCGCGGCTGATTTCCTCGAGCTGGGTATTCCGGTTCGCTCGAGCATCCAAACCGCTCATCAGGCCGATGTAGTCCACGACCAGCACATCAAGGCCGTGCAGGCGCTTGAGGTTGCGGGCCTTGGACCGGACCTGATTGATGTTCAGGCCGCCTTGATCGCTGGTGTGCAGGTTCAGGGTCTTCGCGCGGTCGACCCCCTCGAGCACCCGGTCCCACTTCAGGCCATCGCCCTTGTTCGGGCGCTTCACGCTCGAGAGGCTGACCGAGCCGAGCATGGCCGTCAGGCGGTCGTTTACCTCGCCGTGCGACATTTCCATGGACAGCAGGCCGACGCCGTACTGAGCGGCCATGTGGACGCCGATCGTCAGGCCGAGCGCGGTCTTGCCCATGCTCGGCCGAGCGCCGACGATGACGAGCTCACCCGGACGCAGGCCGCCCTCGAGGTACTCGTCCAGATCCGACAGGCCCGTCCCCATGACCCGGAGATTCCCCGCGGCGCGGTCCTCGAGCACCTGCGTATGGCCTGCCATCGCCTCATGGGCGCCGAGCCATTCATCGTTGGGCGCATCGTCGATCAGTTTGGCAAGCTGGCTCTGCGCGCGGTCAACCCGATCCGAGATGCTGATCTCGTGGTCGGTGGCGAGCTCGGAAATCTCAGCGCTCACCGCCAGAAGGCGCCGGCTCTTGAATCGCTCGAGCACCAGATCGGCGTAGCGGCGGATGTTCGCCGAGCTTGGCATGTACTGCGCCAGGGCGTGAACCTCGGCCATGCTCGAGCGGTCGCCGAGCGCCATCGCCACGGTCACCACGTCGGCGGGCTTGCCGGCCGAAAGCTGGCTCGAGAGCTCGGCAAAGATCATCCGGGCCTGCTCGGAGTAGAAATGCTCGGGCTTCAGGATGGCGCCGATGCGGTCCCATGCACCGTTGTCCAGCAGCAGGGCGCCGATGATGCTGTTCTCGGCCTCGAGCGAGGCGATAGCGTCGAGCGCTTTCACGTCGTTGTTCACGCGGTTTCCTTGTTTTCGTAGTTGCCCTGGACGACCTTGGCGAAGTTGTCGGCCTTCATGAGCCAGCCCAAATCGCAGTTGGTCCACTTTCCGTTGCGGCCGGTCAGGAAGTCCGAGCCCGCCACGTAGCCGAAGAATCGATCGAACCAATCGAGGGCATGGGCCGGCGTCTCGGCGTAGCGCTTGCCGCTCTTGTGCTTCGCTCCGAGCACCCACCGCCACCGAGCTCGCATCGCGTCCGCAGGCTTGCCTTGCCACAGTTCCGGTTTCGGTTGTGGGAGCTCGGGGAGATGCTTTGCAAAAAGCTCGAGCAGGCGGGTATGCGGGCAGGCCGGCAGGCCGGCAACAGATGCGTCAGCATCTGAATAGTGGTTACTGGTTACTGGCTTATGGCTAGGGTTCGGTTCGGTTTCGGCGGCTGAAACCGTTTCGGTTTCGTCGATAAGCGTTTCGCTTTCAGGGATAACCGAATCGGTTACGGATTTCGGGCGACCGCCCATACGTCCGATTACCTTGTTCGTTTCCCCTACTGCCTGCTTGCGGTGGATCTCCTCATCGCAGCGGGCTTGATGCCAGCCGTCAGGGTGGAGCTCAAAGAACTCTTGCAGGACTACTTCAACGGCAGCGCGCTCATCGTCGCTGCGGGCATTAACCAGACGCTGAACGGCACGCGTATCGGCTGGCAAAGCCTTTTCATGGGTGTAGTAGGTGTCCAGCATCAGGCAGTACACGCCGTGCTCGAGCAGGCTGAGATGCCTGGTCGCCGCGGCGTAGTCACCGATGTGGCGCTTGTAGTAGTTCACCTCACCGGCTCCCAGCAGCGGTAGCCGCCGACAACGAGGTCATGCCCGAACAGGCGCACGACGCGAATGAGGCCATTGCGCTCCATCTCGACGAGCCGGCGATCGATCTGGACGATGGTCAGGCCGGTCTTGTCGGAGATCGAGGGCGGGGTGCCAGTGCCAACGGCCTTGAGAGCCGCCAGGATGCGCTCGGCATGCGAGCCTGCGAAGTTGGCTGCACGGTCGGCGGCAGCGTGCGACGTGGCCGGGTCGGTGTTCCTGGCGCGCGGCAGGTCGTACATCTCGATGGCGAGGTTTACGCTCATGTCAGGTCTCCCCAATCGGTGGTAGATCCGTTCGACTCCGACAGCAGCGGATTGCCCCGCGCAGCGCGGACGAGCACAGTCGTTCTATGAGCTTCAATCTCTGCCCACTGCATCAGGATCTTGTTCACCAACTTGGCCCGTTCCATGTTGCGGCCGAGGGCGGCTGCATCGAGAAAGTCCAGAAGGTCAGAACGGGTGAGCTGTCTCAACTCTTTTTGTTCGGCGGCCATATGTCAGATGGCTCCGATCGCGAGTGCTTGGCGGGTCTTGGCCCAGTCATGCAGGGGGTTGAGCCTTTCGACTGGCACCCGCGTGGCTACTGCGACGGCGGCGCACTTGCCCTCGGGCACGTAGCCGAGCTTCAGCCAGTGCTCGATGTTCTGTCGGCTGACATCACCACCTACGGCGGCGGCTCGCTTGGTGGGAGAGTTTCCGAAGAGATCGACAGCCTCTTGGATTCCGGTTTTCTTGGGCATGAGCGGCGCCTTGTGCAAAGTAGTTTGCAGCATACCATGCAAACAAGGTTGCGCGCAACCCCCACAAAATCCGCTGATATGAAAACTATCGGGGACCAAGCAAAAGCATTCCGGCTGGCCCGCGGCTGGTCGACGAAGCAGATGGCCGCCGCGTGCAAGACCTCACGCCAGAACATCGAGACGCTCGAGTCAAAGGGCGACCGGGTGCCGCGCTACATCAAGGAGCTGGCGCACGTCATGGGGACCACGGTCGACGTGCTCATGGAGGGGCGCTATCGGGCCTCCAGCGCAGCGGTTGAAGCAACCCCTACCCTATCCCCCGCAATGGTGGAGCGGGCCTCTCACGAACCTGACGAAATCGCGCGGGCTCTTCGAGTCTTGGCGAAAGCCGTCGCGGGTGTGGACAAACCGACACAGGTCGCGTTAGAACGTTTGTTTGCAATGTTGCTTGCTGAACCTGACCAACATGTGAATATTGCCCA